AAAATGGGCTTTTAAATATCGCTCGAAAGTTTGGTGATTCTCGACGCACGGTGATTAAAGCAGAAGAAGAGAATAAGCCCGTAGAAGTAAGATCAATTCAAGTTTCTTTAACCAATCAAAATGCCGTATACATTCAAGAATCATCCTCGCTCTACGTTCAACGACGTGGCGGCGTTGGCAGTAAAATTAAGTTAAATAAAGATGAATATATTCGTTCCTCAATTACGATTAATTCAAATGATAAAATTCTTTTCTTTACTAACAAAGGCAACTTTTATCATTGTGAAGCATCTGAGTTACCAATAGGAGAGAAGATTTCACTCTATTCTCAATTTAATTTAAATAATGAATTAGTTCGCGGTTTAACAACAATAAAATCTGATACAGATGAATATTTGATTTTTATTACAAAATATGGTTTAATAAAGAAGTCTTCGGTTAAAGAATACAACATTTCAAGAAAGGGCGCGCTGAAAGCAATAGCTCTTGAAGAAAATGATGAAATAATTGAAGTCATAAATATCAAAGATGAAAAAATTGGCATACTTACTCATGGTGGAAATTTCATAATAATTACTACTAATGACATTCGTCCGATAGGGCGCGTGACTAAGGGGATTAAAGGAATTAAACTTAATACTGAGGATTATGTTATTAGTTCTCGAAAAATATCAAATGAAACTAAGACTTTAGTTTCTATAAGTCAAAATGGATATATAAAGCAAACCCCAATTAGTGAATTTAATGTCCAAGGAAAAAATACCAAGGGCTCAAAAATTCAAAACCTCAATCAAGATGATTACATGGCCGATTTTTATCCATTAAACAATGAATTAGATTTATTAATAGCAGCGTCTAGTTCTTGTATAAAAATTTCCACAAAAGAAATCCCTCTACTTACAAAGAATACTCTTGGAGTAAAGGCAATAAAGCTCCCTGAAAAAAGTAAAATTATTGAAATTTCTTAGCCATAAAAATTTGTCAATTAACAAATATTTTGATATAATATATATGTAATAAGTTGAGAGAAGAAAACTCAACAAAAGTTTAATTAATTAATCAATTAAGGAGAAAACAAAAAATGAAGTTAACTGAAAAGTCTAGTGAAGTTTTTAACTATGTCAAGCAGAATGGTCGTGTTTCTATTGAAGAGCTGGTAGAGGCCATTGGTAGGCCCGCAAGAAGCATTAACGCTAACGTTACCGATCTGACCAAGAAGGGTCTTTGCGTGAGGGAGAAAGAAGCAGGTGAGGATAAGGAGATTACTTATGTAGTTGTTACTCCCGATGCTGACAATCTGCTCTCTGCTGAGGAGTAATTAGTTTAATTATAAATAGGGGCAAATTAATTTTGCCCCATTTTATTTATTTAAGATCGTAAAAAAGGAGTTAAAATAATGTTTGAAAATAAGGCCGAACAGATTAGAAATGGAAATAGAGTAAAGATTGAAGGTATTTTAAGTGAAATCGATCTTAAAGAAGCTACTTATCTCAAGAACGGAAGTAATGTTGAATGTGTAAGAGGAAAGATTAATGTAAGAGTTAATCAGACTCTCCCCTCTGGAGAGGAACAGGAGCTGGAAATTCCTGTACATTTCTTTGCCAATAAGATTACCAACGCTGGTAAGGAAAATCCTGCTTATACATCTATTATCAAGGTTAAGAACGAATTTAAGAGTATTGCGGCAGTTGGCATTGAAGATGCAGATAGAATCCGTATTACTGGTGCAACTATCGGAATGAATGATTATCCTGCTAATGGTAGAATTATTTCTTATCCTCGTATTAATGCGTCTTTCGTTAATAAGATTAGAAAGGAAGACTGTACTCCGCAGGCTACTTTCGATGTTATCTTTGTAGTTAAGAATTCTGGCTTTGAAACCGATAATGATGGAATAGAGAACCCTGATAGATATAAGATCAGCGGCATCGTTCCTAGATATGGTGGGAAGGTTGATGTTATTGACTTCCTTGCAACTAATAAGAACGTAATTGACTCCGTTTCTAATTATTGGGAAGTTGGTAGTACTGTACATGCAATTGGTAGGCTCAACTTTACTAGCAGGACTGAGGTAGTTCATAAGGAACTTGATTTCGGAGAGCCGCAGGATACTGTTAGAACATTTAGTGTTAGTGAACTTATCATAACCGGCGGCGCGGCGACTCCTCTCGAAGGTGATGCTGCATATGACATTTCTGATATTCAGAAGGCTCTGGCAGAGCGTCAGGCCGACCTCGAAAAGAAGAAGGAGAGTGCTAATACCATTAAAAAGGTAGATAAGGTCAACATGTTTGAAAAGCTTGGCTTTTAAAGGAGATTGAAATGGCAAAACATCTGTGGGAAATAGAGAAAAATGCCATTTCAAGAGACCTTAAGGGTAAGTATGTCATGCTTTATGGCAAGCCAAAAAGTGGGAAGACCACCGCGGCTTGCTCCTTTCCAGACGCTATTTTATTCGCTTTTGAGAAAGGATATAATGCAATAGGTAATGCTTATCCTTATGATATACTGAAATGGTCCGACTATAAAATGGCCATTCGTGACCTAGAAGATTCTAGGACCAAAGAGCGATTTAAAACTGTTATTATTGATACCATTTCAATTGCTTGGGACTTATGTGAACAATTTGTTTGTACTCAAAACGGAGTGCAAAAAATAGCTGATATACCTTGGGGCGGCGGATACTCCGCATGTAAGAAGGAATTTGAAAATTCCCTTAGAAAAATTGCCCAGTTAGGTTATGGTATTGTATTAATTGCTCACAGCTCTTCTCGTATAGAGAAAGATGCGGATGGAAATGAACATGAAATTGTTTTTCCTGACATTCCCAAGCGGGCAGCTGAAATTTGTAATGGTCTTGTCGATATTATAGGATATATTGGTAACGAATATACAGAGAATGGAATAGAGCGTTGGCTTTATACAAGAGAAACCCCCTATCTTTTCGCTGGAAGCCGTTTTAAGTATCTCCCTGGAAAGATTAAGTTTGGCTATCATGAATTAGTTAATGCTATTAGTGAAGCCATTGACAGGGCAGAAAAAGAAGACGGCGCGACTGTTGTTGATACTACGAAAGCAGTAGAGGTTGAACAGCTCGATTTTAAGAAGATTCGTGCCGAGGCTGAAGAGTTATGGAATAAGCTTATTGGCTCTCCAGACAATCCTAATATGGAAATGGCCAAGACAATTCTCAAAAAGGCAGAAATTATTTTTGGTAGACCTATTAAACTCAGTGAGATTACTGAGGATCAAGTTGATTTATACAACTTAGTGCTTATCGAGATGAGAGATCTTGCTAAAAATAATTAATTGAATAAATAAAAAGAAGGCGGCGAAAGCCGTCTTTTTTGCATTTCTCTAAAAATTGTGGTATAATATAAGTAGCAATAAAAAAGGAGAAAATCATGGCGAAGCATATAGTGACATGTAGGGTTTGTAAGCAACAATTTGATACAAACGCAGGAAAAGAAGGTATAGATTGGTGTAAGCCCCGCAGAAACTTTTATTATCATGTCCCTTGTTATGAAAATTGGAAAAATAAAACAAAGGACATAAATGGTAAGGCTTCTGATGAAATGTGGTATGATAGTCTGGTAGAATTTTTATATCACGATATGAAGATGCCCGTTAATTTTTCCAAGTTACAAAATCAGTGGGAAAGCTTTATAAAAAAGGGAAAGACTGCAAAAGGGATATATTTCGCCGCTAGATATTATTTCGATTATAAAAAAGGAGATATTGGAAAATCTGAAGGCGGCATAGGGATAATTCCTTATATCTATGAGGAAAGCTGTCAATACTGGGCCGGCCGAGAGCTGAGGGAACAAGGCATTTGTGCGAAAATAGAACAGCAATTACGAGAGCGTTTGGAGCAGAAACGAATTGTAATAGATGCGCCCAAAGCTAAAGAGAAAAAGAAAGATAAATCAATAGATTGGTCTATTATTGATAGTATGGAAGAGGATGTTGAATGTTAAGCGATAAAATTACTGTTCAACAAGTATTGGGTAGTTTAATTAAGCGGCCGCAATTATTAAGCGAAGTTGATAAGTATTCTCTTACAATTTCTGATTTTAATACACGTTTTGAGCGATATATATTTAATGCGATACTTGGATTATATAGCCGCGGCGCTGTAACAATTACAGCGATAGATATTGATAACTTTCTAGAAAGTAATGAAGGCGTTCATAAAATATTTGAGCAACAAAATGGGCTTGAATATATAGAGGACATAATAGAGTTCTCAAACGTAGAAAATTTTAATTTTTATTATAATAAGTTAAAGAAATTAAACTTACTGCGGGATCTTAAAAAGCAAGGAATTGATATTAGTCCTTTTTACAATGAGGATCTAGCCGATCCAAAGGCCGCAGAAACTAATAAAAATTTTGAACAGCTGACAACTTCAGATATTATTAATTCTCTGAGGACCAGAATTATTACTCTTGAACGAGAATATAAATGCTCAGAAGAAGTTCAAGTAGAATCAATTGCTGATGGATTGGACGGATTTTTAGATGAAATTCAGAATTCCATTGAAATTGGTAAAAATGTACAGGGGAAAATTTATAGTAAGGTTATAAATGGGGCTGAAAGAGGCGCGCTGACTATTAGATCAGGTTCTAGTGGATTAGGAAAAACTAGACAGGCTGTTGGTGATGCTTGTTTTTTAGCGTTTCCTTTGAGGTTTAATTGGAATACTGATAGTTGGGAACAAATAGGAAGTAACGAGAAAGTTCTCTTTATTGTTACTGAGCAGACTTTTAAACAAGTCAGAAAAATGGTATTCGCATATCTTACTGGGATAAATGAGTCAAAGTTTAAGTATAATAGATTTACAGACAGAGAAAAAGTCATTATACTTCAAGCACAAAAAATTCTAAAGAAATATGAAGAAAATTTGACGTTAATAAAAATTCCAAATCCAACCATCGAGTTAGTAAAAACTTTGGTTAGGGAGAATTGTTTAACTAAAGATATAGGCTATGTTTTTTATGACTATGTATTTATAGGGCCAGCTTTGTTAAATGAGTTCAAGGGAATTAGTCTGAGGAATGATGAGGTATTGCTAATGTTCGCAACTGCCTTAAAAGATTTGGCGGTCGAATTAAACGTCTGTATGATGACCTCAACTCAGGTAAATGCAAACGCAGATGACAATAGAAATATTAGAAATGAAGCTACTTTGGCCGGTGGCCGCTCTACCATTAATAAAGCTGATAATGGCGCGATTATGGCTCGTCCGACTGCTGAAGAATTAGAGATTCTAAACCCAATAATTACTAAAATGAGCATACCTAAACCGAATATGGTAACAGATATCTTTAAAGTAAGAAGTGGTGAATGGTCGCAAGTTAGAATTTGGTCGGAAGTGAATCTTGGTACATTAAGAAAAACTGATTTATTTATTACAGATGCTCAATTAAATCCAATAGAAGGATTTTTTGATGAGGAAGATTACGATGTACAAGATTGGACGGCTGATGAAGAAATAGAGCTGGTCAACTTTATAGAAAGCTTAAATGAAGGAGAAATTAATGATTGATTATCAAGAAATCATTAATAATCTTACAGAAGATCGAATAAAAGATATATTAAATCAGTTAAAAATTCCTTTTGAAGATAAGGGCGCATATTTATTAATGCCCACATATTGCCATAATCATTTTTCTGAAGAAGCGTCACATAAATTATATTATTACAAAAATAATAAAATTTTTATGTGTTATACTGAATGTGGCAGCATGTCTGTTTTTAGTTTTTTAAAACATTTTTATGAAGCTCAACAGATCGAGTATGATTGGTATAAAGATATTTATTCTTTAATTCTGGGGCAAAATAATCAGATTAACGGTTTAAGTGTTCCAAAATACAAAAGTTTAAAGGATAAATACAAAATTTCAAGGAAAACCAAAACCTTACCAATTTATGATGAAAAATGTTTGGAAATTTTTACAAAAATTTATCCAGTAGAATGGCTCAAAGAAGGAATTTCCAAGGCGGCCATGGATAAGTTTAATATTCTTTATTCTATTTCACAAAATAAAATTATTATTCCTCATTATGATGTAAATAATAATTTAATAGGAATACGAGGCCGCGCGCTTAATGAATGGGAAGTTGAAAATATAGGAAAATATATGCCAGTTCAAATCGAACAAAAATGGTATTCCCATCCTTTAAGCATGAATCTTTACGGTTTAAATTTTAATAAAGAAAATATAAAACAAGAAAAAGTATGCTATCTTTTTGAAGGAGAAAAAAGTGTCCTCAAATGTGAAGACTTTTCTTTTCCAAATTGTAGTGTAGCAGTTTGCGGCAGTAATTTTAATAAATATGCTTTAAATATTTTATTAGACACCTGTTCTCCGACTGAAATTATTATTTGTTTTGATAAAGAAGAAATTAAAGGCAGTACAAAATATTTTGATAAATTATATAGCTTAGGAGAAAAATATAAGAATTATTGCAATTTTTCTTTTATTTATGACAGGCATAATTTATTGGAATTAAAAGATTCTC